ATACCTTTAATGTATTCGAGGCACTTTAATGGAATTTACTGAAGAAATGCTTGACTCAATAGAAGCAGTAAAAGGAGTCAGACTTCCAAATTATTGGGATGGTCGCTGCGAGCAACATTTTAAAGCTCAGCAACAAAATAAAAAGAAAACCGAAAACAAAACTGCATCTAGCAGTTAAAATTAAAACAAACCTTCATCTTTAACTAATTATGGCTCAACGAGGACAGGAAGGCTCAGTTAAATTCAAAAACGCTGCCAGTTCTGTGGCTGCTGTTGCTGGAGTTCAAAACTGGAGCTTTACCGAAGAAAAAGAAACTTACGAAACAACAAAATTAGGAGATACCGCTAAGACTTTCATTGGTGGATTAACTTCTGGAAGTGGATCTCTTGAGATGCTTTATGAAGCACCCGGAGCTTCTACTGGAGCTGGAGAGATTATTGTTGAAGCTTTAACTGCTTCCGATCCTGCTGATGCATCTTTTGAGCTTTATCTAGACAGCACAAGAAAAATTGCTTTTAGTGGAATTATCACAAGCGTAGATTTTGGAGCAGTAACAAATGAAGTTGAAACTTGTTCTATTAACTTCCAAGCAAGTGGTGCAATCACTAACTCTGTAACAACCTAGTTTTGTTAGTCATTTAAGTCTAGAATGAATTAAATATAATTATCTAGACTTAATGGCTGCAACACAAAAAAGAGCAATCGACATTCTGACCGAAGCCTTTGACGCAAATCAAAGGACAAAGTTTGAGTTGGATGTTGATGGAAAAGTTCAATTTAGTTTTTATTTTAAACCTATAACGAGAGCAGATCGTCTTGAAGTAAATGGACAAGGTGGTTCTGATGATGCGATAAAAATGACAACTTTAATGCTTATAAAAAAAGCAGAGAATGAAGACGGAACAAAAGCTTTTCAAATAGGAGATCTTGCAGCATTAAGACGTTTGCCAGAAAAGATTTTAAACCAAATGGAACTTGCCTTATTTGGTGTTGATAAAGATGGAAACCCTATTGAACAATTAGAACTAGAAGTAGCAAAAAAAGATTAAAGGAGGACAACTGGCTTAATTTTGAGTTCTTTCTGGCCTCCGAATTAGGAATGACAGTTAGCCGATTAAGAACGGAGCTAACTGATAATGAATTAATATATTTTGCTGGTTATTACGAAGTAAAAGGAGAAAGAGAAGAAGCTGAGATGAATAAAGCTAGGCATAAAAAATGACCTTCGGAACGGGCAAAACCGAAGGCCATAAGATATCCACTGCCTTGAAGAGAGTCTTGGGGAACTCTCATTTTTAGAATAACAATTTTTATCTATTACGCCAATGTCCTCTTGGAGGAATAGCCGCTACATCTTTTTCTAGTCGATTTAGTCTGTTAAATATCTCTCGAATGTCTCGTTCCCTTCTTGCAGTCATATTGTTTATTGCAACAAGTAAAATAGAGACAGAAGCTCCAATAGTTGCGGCAATTATTTCATTCATATAACCTTGAAGTGTATTAATTCTTAACTATGCCAGAAAAATCAACAGAAGCCAAGCCTTCAAAGAAAGAAAAAGGACTTCTAGGTAAGCTTGAGGACATTACTCCGGATAAAGAGGAACAAGTTGCTCTTATAGGAGTTGCAGTCCGTCTTGGGATTGTTGTTTGGAGTGGATTTATCCTAACTCTAGCTTATGTAGATCTTCCCGGATTTCAAAAGCAAAACTTTGATCCAACTTTTATCGCCAGCGTATTTACAGGAGCTCTTTCCACTTTCGGCCTTGCTACTGCTAAAGATAAAAGCAAAGGAAATGCAGTAAGCAAAGAAGATATGGAAGCTATCATTGCTAAATCTAATACAGCAAATTCTGAACAAATCATTAGAGTACAGACACCTCTAACTATTAACGGAGTTGAAGTTGTAAAAAATGACCCTATTACTGGGAAAGAGGTAGACCCAATTACTGGTAAATTAAAAGAATGAGAAAACTTTTAGTCTTGCTTTTAGTAGCTGCACCTGTTCCAACTTTTGCAGACATGAAGCACTCAATCACAACTTCAGCCCAGATTCAATTAGATGCTGCATATAGTTCTGCTTCACGAATCGGGACTACTTATAGCGTCACAGGAAATAACATAACTCCTAGTACTACAGTCGGAGGAACTACAACGTCTGGAGCTATAGGAGGATTAACGGCTGACAGCGTTACTTCAGGAGTTCCAGCATTAGTGGATACAGATTTTACTGTAACCACCGCAGGATCAGCCTATAGCATGACAGAAAGCCTAACAGTAGGCGATGCAATACAAAGTGCGACAACAGTTACAGGAGGCGTTGTACCAGCCTTACCTTCGTTGGGAATAACTCTTACAGGAAGTGGAGGAGTTTCTGGAGGAACAATAACTTCATTAAGTTCAGGAGTCCATACTTGTGCAGGGACTATGGGAGCTGGTTCTAGCTGTACTGCTCAAACAATAGTCGAATCAGTCGTGGATTAAATGGCTCGTTTTTTATTGTTCCTATTAATATTGTTAATTCCTGAAAAGGCAGTCATGGCCGTCCCTGTCGTCCCTAATTTTTCTTCAGGGTCGATGTCAGCAGTCACAAGAACAACTCAAAATATTACGGAGACCATAGTTTCGACTGACTACAACACAGGCCATACATTATCAATTACTGGAACAAATTTACAGATTGATGGCTCAACTATGTTGCCTGATCCAACCACTATTAATCAAACAGTAAACGGCACAACTTATACATGGACAGGGGCAGACCTAACAACTATGCCAAACGTAACGATTCTAGAAGCTGGAGCTCCGTTTCAAATGAATCAAGTTTATCAAGGACCCGGATTATCGAACATTACAAACATTACAAGAACAACTCAGGTAGAAAGCGTCACAGAAACTACCTCTACGTTCTCTCAATAATCCTTGCATTAAATCCTTTAAAGGTATTGGCAAACACCTCTCAAACTGCTGCTCCAGTAGCAAATTCGAGCGGTAGCGTTACGAATATGGCCATACAATCTTTGCAGGGGAACATGATTCAAAATCAGTATGGGAACGGCATTGTATGTCAGGGACCTATGCTTACAGCTTCTCCATTTCTTACTGACAGTCATCAGCAACAATATCCGAAGGAATATTGGTATGAAAATCCTGTCTATGATGATGACGGAAATATTTTATATCATCAAAGTATAAGAACAGGCCAAAAGGATTCAGCAAGTTTAAATTGGGGTTTTAGTATTACTTTTTCTATTCCTCTTGATAATTCTCTGCAAAAAAGATGCAAAGCAATAGCGGATAAATGGCTTGCAATACAAGATCAAAAATTAAAAGATGCCGAATTATCTTGGCATATAGCAAGACTTAAGGAATGTGGAGCTTTAAAAACCTCTGGTATCGAATTTGCTAAAAATTCTGTTTTTTACTCTTTATGTGAGGATGTCCTCGTTTTGCCAAAAATGGGGCAAGTATTACCTCATAGGCATGAGATTCCACCTTTAACAACGGAATAATTTTTTTATCCATAATGGTTTTCTGCCTATTCCCCTAATTAAAAGTTTTCCTTCTAGCTCTCCAATACGGCCAAGACAACTTTTAAGAATTTGATCTTTTGCCCAATTTTCTTTGTAAAGAGTTGCACATAATAGTCTTATTTCTTCTACATCTTCTGAGTTTAATATTTCTCTAGTTTCTACCTCAATTCTAAATTCTTCCTCCTTTGTTTGTTTTAGTGACAACCATTTAAAAGAAAAAAGGTCAGTATCAGCCATAAAATATGATTGCTATATTATTTAATGTAAAATCAATTTATCTTGTAGACAAGTCTAGAATTGGTTAGACTAATGAAAAAAGAAATTTAGTGGCAGCAGAATCGGTTATAAGATTGAGCGTTATAAATGACGCAAGTCCTAAACTTAGGGCTGTAGATAAAGATGCAAAAAAATTAAGCAAGACTGTTAAAAATTCTAATGGAGTTCTTAATCAGCAAAATAGAAGTTTAAAAAGCGTAGCTCTTGGTTGGATGGGTGTAGGCAAAGGAGCAAAGGCGGCTGTTCCGGGAATTACTATGGCTGGTGCAGCTATGAATACAGCTTTAGGAGTTATTCTCCCTTTTGTAGCTGCTGGAGCAGCTTTAGTAAAAGTCTTTGAAACTATTACTAAACAAGATTTTGCTGAAGCCAAGTTTGAAACATTGGGAGGAAATAGTGAAGAACTTACAAGTAATTTAAGAAGATTATCAGCAGAATTAAGGGGACAACAAAGTGTTTTAGGTTTAACATCCGCTTCTTATGATGTAGCTTCCGCAGGTTTTACTAATGCTGCTGATGCAGCAATGATATTAAAGGCAGCAAGTCTTGGAGCAACTGGAGGATTTACGGATATTAATACCACAAGTGCGGCTGCAGTTAAAGTTTTAAACGCATATGGATTAGAAGCCAAGCAGGTAGGTTTAATAATGGATCAATTTGCACAAACACAAGCAGATGGAATTATAACTA